AGTGACCCCCAGCCCGTCGGCCGGCTCCTCGACAGCCTCGGCGTGGCAGCTGCCATCGCGCCCGATGACCTGCCCGCCGCTGCGCTAGTGCTGCTCAAGGTCGTGGACGCAGACGGCGGCGTGCGCCTGACCCTCGCCTACAGCGACGGCATGGACTGGATCACGCGGCTCGGGATGCTCACGGCCGCGACCGCAAGCGAGACACCCGACCCGTCGGCATGGCAAGACCAGGAGGACCACCCATGACCCGCCGCCACCTCGCCCGCGCCGACGCCGTCACGCACACCCCGGCCGAGGACCTGACCCCTTGCCCGGGCCGCTGCAACGCCGCATACCGCCGCGCCCAAGCCGACTACGAAGACGCATATAACCGCTGGGCCGACACCATCGACGCGAACGGCCGCACCGACCAACCCGAGCCAGAACACCACGGCATCACCTTCTGGCCAGCCCGCCCGGTCTGGTGCACCAGCCAATACGCCCCCAGCCTCGACCGGTACGGCCAAGTGACGATCACCGAGACCTACCTCGGTTGTACCGAGCGGATCTCCTCAGCTCTCACCCACATCAAGCAGCTCTGGCGGGACGTCCCCCGCTCCGGGACGCTCATGATGGCCGAGCCATCCGAACGCCACGGCACCAAAGAACCACCCAGCCCGTCGCCGGCCTTCGACGAGACCGACGCCCTCGACCGGTGGCTGCTGCAGCTGCAACACCACCTCGCCGCCCGACTCGGCCACCACCGAGCCACCTCAGCGCCGGTAGCGCTGCGCTACCTCGTCGAGCACACCACCGCCCTGCTGTGCGACCCGGACGCCGAGCAGATCGGCCGGGACATCATGACGTGGGAGCGGCGACTGCGCTCGATCGTCGGAGCGCAGCAGGTGACACGGATGCCCGGCACGTGCTCGGCGTGCGGTGCGCGAGGGATGCTGCGCCACGGCAACGCCGAAGACCTGGTCAAGTGCCGCTCGTGCGGCGCATCGTGGGACTGGGACACCTACCACCGCGACATCGTCGGACAGGTCGCCGGATGAGCCGACGCATCACGCAGGCCGAACTGGAAAGCTTGGGCCAGGACACCGAGCTGGTTACGCTGAACGAGGCCGCCGAGGCACTCGACATCAGCTTCGCGTTGGTGCACCGGTGGGTCCGCAGCGGCGCCATACCGTGGGCTGCCGTCGGGGGCCAGCTCATGATCCCGCTCGTCCTGGCGTCCTGGTACCAACGCGACCAAGACCACGGGTACGCGGCGTACCGGCGCGGCTGCCGGTGCTCCCGCTGCCGTGGCGCATACGCCGCGTATCGGCGCGCTGAACGTGCCAAGCGACGCGCCGAGAGCGGGGCCCCGAAATTGACTCGACAGGCATGTGTGCAGTAGTATGTCCCGCAGACCTCCTATGCCCCTCGGCAACAGTGAGCAAGTGAGCGCATGACCGCCGCCCCCTTCCGCCTCGACGTGATCGAGCAGTGGGCCCGCGTGTTCGAGCAGCCACCCGCCAGCCGGTGGGCAACCCCCGGCGAGCTGGCCCGCCAGCTCAACCCCAAGACCGTCCAGACTCCGGCGCTCGACCTGATCGACCGAGCGCTGGTCGAGGCCGCGACCACGCCCGACGCGCGGCTCATCATCACGATGGCGCCGCAGGAGGGCAAGTCAGTCCGGGCCGCCGGCGACTTCCCGCTGTGGATGCTCACCCGGAACCCGGATCTGCGCATCATCGTCGCGTCCTACGGGCAGGGGCTCGCCAACCGTAACGGCCGCAGCATCCGTAACCGCATCGTCGCTCATCCTGAGCTTGGGCTGCGGGTCGCTCCCGACAACGGCGCAGCCGGCGAATGGACCATTGACGGGTACGAGGGCGGCGTCTATTCAGTCGGCATCGGCGGCGGCGTCACCGGTCGAGCCTGTGACCTCATGGTCATCGACGACCCGATCAAGAACCGCACCGAGGCCGAGTCCCGCGTCTACCGTGAGCGTGTCTGGTCCTGGTGGACCGACGAGGCATCTGCCCGTCTCGCGCCAGGCGCCCCCGTGGTCCTGATCCTGACCCGCTGGCATCATGACGACCTCGCCGGCCGGCTCCTGGCCGAGCCCGGCAGCCCCTGGCGGGTGCTCAACCTCCCCGCGCAGGCCGACCACCGGCCCGAGGCGGGCGAGACCGACCTGCTCGGGCGGGCGCCCGGCGAGTTCATGGTCAGCGCCCGAGGCCGCACCCGCGAGCAGTGGGAGCTGCGCAAACGGACCGCGGGTTCCCGCACGTGGGCGAGCCTCTACCAGGGCCGGCCGACGCCCGACACGGGCAACCTGTTCCCGTCCGACGGGTGGGAACGCTACGAGCAGCCGCTCTGGCTGGTCCGCGCGGACGGCGCCCGGATCGTCCCCGGCGCGGGCGGCGACCCCGACGTCGAGCTAGTCCAGTCGTGGGACTTCACCTTCAAGGACACCGCCTCATCGGACTACGTCGTCGGTCAGGTGTGGATGCGGCGCGGTGCACGTGCCTACCTGCTCGACCAGGTGCGGGCACGTATGGGCTTCTCCGAGTCGTGCCAGGCCATGCTCGACATGACCGCGCGCTGGCCGCAGGCGATAGCCAAGCTAGTGGAGGACAAGGCCAACGGGCCAGCGATCATCAACGCCCTACGCGCCAAGGTCGGCGGCATCGTCCCCGTCGAGCCGGAGGGCTCGAAGTACGCCCGCGCGGTCGCTATCCAGCCCCTCGCTGAGTCCCGCAGTATCGTGCTGCCGGACCCGGTCGCGGTTGAGGGCACGGCGTGGGTCACAGACCTGACGGAAGAAGCCCGGGATTTCCCCGGCGCCAAGAACGACGACACGGTCGACGCCATGAGCCAGGCCGTCCACCGGCTGCTGCTGGTGCCGCTGCTGGCCGGACAGACGCTCTACCCCGAAGACGTACTCGGCGACGAGGTTGAGCTCGACTGGGTCGCCGACCTCGACTATTGAGGCGAGGTGACCGATGACCGCGCTCACGCCCGCACCCGCCACCTCGACCGCTGACCTCGTCGAGGTCGACCGCGGCACCCTGGCCACACTCGTCCACGAGCACGAGGCGCTGATCGAGGCCGTGGGCGACTACGCCCGCGCAGCCTCCGGTGTCGCGGACATCCTGCGCCGCGACGACCAGGGCTGGTCCCGACTCGGCGGAGACGCCGAGGAAGCGATCGACCGCGAGCGGCTGCTCGAGAAGGTCGCCCTGGCCCGCGTCATGGCCGTCGCCGATCCGCTCATCAAGCGCGGCCTGGTCCAGCGCCAATGCTTCGTGTGGGGACGTGGTGTCACCATTCGCGCCAGCAAGGGCGACACCGACGGCGCGCAGGATGTCAATGCCGTCGTGCAGGGCTTCCTCGACGACCCGAGCAACCGGGCGACCTTCTCTGCGAGCACCGCGCACGCCGAGCGAGAGCGGACCTTCGGCACGGACGGCAACCTCATCCTGAGCCTGATCACCGACCCCGTCACGGGCCGCGTGCAGGTCCGGCACCTCCCGCTCAGCGAGATCGTCGACGTCATCACCAACCCAGAGGACGCAGCCGAGGTCTGGCTTTACAAGCGCGAGTACACCGCCCGCGTCATCGAGCCCGGCACGCTGCCCTCGACCACCCGCACCCGCCGGGAGTCCCGCCGCGTCTTCTACCCGGAGCTCGGCTGGCAGCCGAGCATGCGACCCAAGGCGATCGACGGCATCCCGATCGAGTGGGACAAGCCGGTCGTCCACGTCGCCGTCAATGCGATCGGCCGTTGGGGTGTGCCCGATGCGTATGCCGCGCTGCCGTGGGCGCAGGGCTACCGCGACGTCCTGAGCGACCTGGCCAAATACATCCGCGCCGTGGCCCGTCTCGCCTTCACGATGACGACCAAGTCCGCACGGACCGCCGCCGCCGCGCGTGAACGCTTCGGAGTGGGCCCCGATGGCTCGCCGACCGCGCCCGGATCGGGCGCCGGGCAGACCGCGATCATGCCGGACGGCACCAAACTTGCCGCGCTCGGCCCGTCGAGCATCCGACTTGACGCCGACTCCGGCAAGCCCTTGGCCGGGATGGTCGCCGCGGCGCTCGGCCTGCCCGTCACCGCGCTCCTGGCAGACCCCGGCGTCACCGGCGCCCGCGCCGTCGCCGAGACACTGGACGAGCCGCAGCGCCTCGAGATGGGCATGCGTCAGGACTTGCACGCCGACCTGATCCGCCGCATCCTCGACCACGTCATCGACCAGGCGATCCGCGTCGGCCGACTGCAGGGCGGAGCGCGCATCGATCCCATCACGGGCTACCTGTCCTACGCGCTGGCGGGCGACCAGGACCGCGGCATCGACATCGACTTCCCTGACCTGTCGACCACCCCGCTGAAGGAGCTAATCGAGGCGATCGTCGCCGCCGACGGCACCGAGCTGCTCCCGCCGCGGGCCATCGCCTACGCGCTGCTGCTGGCGCTGCCGGGCATCGAGGACGTCGACGCAGTCATGGACGAGCTGACCGACGACGAGGGCGCCTTCCTGTGGCCGCGGGAGCGGCAATCCGCGGCATACGACGCCGGCCAGCCGGCACAAGGGCAGCCCGACCCGCAGGCCGACGACATAGCGGCCTGATGGCCGTCACGCATCACACCCTGGCGATCCTCGACGCGATCCGCCTCGACCTCGACCGGCGCATCAGCACCGAGGACCGCCTGATCGTCGAGGCGTGGGCGCGCGCGTGGGCCGAGCTTCGCCCCGCATGGTCGGCCGCGATCGACCGCCTGATCCTGATCCAGCAGCAGGGTCGCAAACCGACCCGGCGCGAGGTCTCCGAGGCGCTGCGAGCCACCAAGGCCATGGTCGCCACCCAGGACGCCATCATCGCTCTCGCCCGCGAGCAGGGAATCCGCATCACGGCGACGCTGCCCGACCTGACCAAGGCCGCCAAACGCCTCGAGGCCGACCTGCTCGCTTCGACGTTGCCGCCTAACGTCCCGGCCGGTCACGCGCTGGCGGGCGCCACCCTCGACCGGCTCGACCCGCAGGCGCTCGACGTCATCGTCCGCCGCACCGCCGGGCAGGTCGCCGCCCTCACCTGGCCGCTGTCCGCCGAGGCCACCGCGGCGATGAAGTCCATCCTCATCCGTGGCGTCGCGCTCGGCATGCACCCCAACGCCGCCGCTGCGCTCATGCTGTCCCGGGTCGGGGTCGCCTTCGACGGCGGCCGGGCCCGCGCGGTCAACATCGCCCGGACTGAGATGCTCGACGCGCACCGCGCCGCCACCGCGGCGCAGGACAAAGCCAGCCGCGACCTGCTCACCGGCTGGCAGTGGGTCGCCACCCTGACGAGCCGGACATGCTCGAGTTGCTGGGCCATGCACGGCACCGAGCACGCCATCGACGAGCCCGGCCCGATCGACCACCAGCAAGGCCGCTGCGCCCGCGTCCCGCTAACCAAGTCGTGGCGCGACCTCGGCCTCGACATCGACGAACCGTCGAGCGTCGTCCCCGACGGTTACGCGACGTTCCGGGCGTTGAGCCGCGACGATCAGCTCGCCGTCCTCGGCCGGGACAAGCTTGACCTGCTCGACTCCGGGCGCATCTCGTGGTCCGACCTGGCGACCCGCCGCAGCACCGACGGCTGGCGCGACTCGATGGTCCCGACGTCCCTAGCTGATCTGCGCGCTATCGCTGCCCGCCGGGCAGCCTGAGTCCCCTCGCAGCACCCTACGAAGGAGGGTCCGCCCGTATGCGTATCCGCGAGACCGCAGTCTTGCCCACCATCGACGCCGACGCCGCCAAGTCCGGCCGCCTGCTCGTCGAGATCATCAGCCCCGGGTGGGGGTCGAGCGGCTACTACTCGGCGAAGGTGCTCGGGAACGCCGTCGCCGAGAAGGTCTGGGCCAAGGGCACGCACATCTATCTCGACCACCCGACCGAGTCCGAGACCTACGCCCGCCCGGCCCGCACCGTCAAGGACCTCGTCGCCAAGCTGGCCGAGGACGCGCACCGCGACGAGCAGGGGCGCGTGGTCGCACAGATTCAGGTCTTCAAGCCCTACCGGCCGCTGCTGACTGACCCTGACTTCGCTGAGGCCGTCGGCATGAGTATCCGCGCCGCCGCCGAGGCACGCATGGGTGAGGCTGAGGGCCGCAAGGGTCAGATTGTCACCCGGCTCATCCCCGACCGGCTCAACTCGGTCGACGTGGTCACGCACGCCGGCCGCGGGGGACGGATCTTGTCCGTCCTCGAATCCCTGATGCGCACCGCGCCCGGGGTAAGCGAGACCGCCGTCTCCGACCTGCGCGCAGCGCTGGCCGACGCGCTCAACGCGGCATATGGCGGGGAGAAGTCCTATGTCGGCATCCGCGACTTCGACCCCGAGGCCGGCCGCGTGTGGTTCTGGTACGAGAACCCGACCGGGTCCGGCACCTACCAGGTCGACTACACCACCGACGAGTCCGGCTCGGTCACGCTGACCGGCGACCCGATCGAGGTTCGCGCCACGACCGTCTACGTGCCCGTCGCGGCCACCACCGAGACCAC